TTGCTGATGGATGCCATTGACGTCGTGCGTGACCGACGACCGAAGTACGGCGGCCCAAAGCATCACTTCAGACGCACGATCGGCATGATCAACGCTGCGTTCGCAGACGTGCTGAAACGTCCGCTCACTGAATCGGACTGGGCAATCTTCATGACCTTCGACAAGGTGGCACGATTTCTCGGTCCAAACAAAACAGCAGACGGGCCGATTGACTTGGCTGGCTACGCAGCCTGCCTCGCTGAGTGTGAGTCGGCAGAGCCGGTCCAGAAGATCGACCTTCCAGCCTAGTCTGGCTGGATGGCACCAGACCATCCATCCGCCGTCGCCGGGCTCGACGCAAAAGTCATGTCGTTCTTGTCGGACGCCCGGCGAACGGCGGCTGACGGTCTTACGTGGCAGGAATTCGGTCAGTTGATGGTGGCTCTGCTGCGACTTGCAGTGGAGACGCTCGACCGAGTCACGACGCTATCAGGTCCAGAGAAGAAGGCAATCGCCATTGCTGCTGTTGCTGCACTCTTTGACACGACGGCAAGCAGCTGCGTGCCGCTCATGGCGTGGCCCTTGTGGGCAATCCTGCGACCGGCTCTGCGTGCGTTTGTGCTCGCTCTCGCGAGCGGTGCAATCGAATCAATGCTTCCTATGGTGAGGGCGTCAACGTGATCACAGCCTTGCTCGTGGCTTTCGCCGTGTATGTCCTCGCCGGTCAGCAGATCACCGAGCGTGTGAAGTCGCTCATCGCTACGGCGCGGATGCCGACCATTGACGGCAAGCACGTCGCAGCTGTTGCCCTGGTCGTAGCTGCTGCCATTGCGTTCATGCCTAGCAAGTCAGCACCGACGCCACAGCCCGCGCCCGTGCCGCCGGATGCGTTTAGTCTTCGAGGCAAGTTTGTCGGGCCGACTGCGGCAGAAGATGCTGCGACGATGTCAGCGCTGTGCGGCGAACTCGCTGAGTGCATTGAGTATGACGGCAAGCACGACCAGCGTCTGAAGACGGGCGTCGCGTTTGACGACCTGCGAATTGCCGCCCGCGAGATGCGGTGCCGTGGAGAGAGCATCGGTGCTCGGCAGCCAGCAGTCAGGGACGCAGTCCACAAGTTCCTAGACGACGCTGTCGGCTCGTCTGGCGGTCCTGTGACGCCCGAAAGCCGTGCGGCGTGGATCTCTGCACTACGTGACCTGTCGAGGGCTGCCGCTGATGTCACAAGATGACCGCTGGTCCGTAGGGACTGTCACGTTTTTCATTGTCATGGCAATCATTGGTGCGCTTGTGCAGCAAGCGACGACCAAGGTTATCTCTCGCGTTGACGGCCAGTTTGGGTACGTGCCAGATCCTGTCGGGACGCGGCAGTTCTTGGCTGAACTCGACCAGCCGCTTTTCTCCGACGCTGCCAGTGACGTCATCAAGAACGCCAAGCAGAAAGACACGTTTCTATATCGCTTCGCCGACCGTGCTCACCGTCAGGTCTACGGCAAGCCTTTCGGCCCGTGGAAGCAGGGCATCGGCGACTGCGTCAGTTTTGGCTGGGCTATGGGTAGCTACGTCGGCCAATGCGTTGACTGGGCAGAAGGCGAATTGCCAGAGCCGCCTAAGCTTGTTTGCACGGAAAGCATTTACTCGGGAAGTCGCACCGCTGGAAGATTGCCGCCGGTCAGTCAGGCAGGATTTTCAGACGGCTCGTATGGCGGTGCAGCTGCACGCTGGGTGGCAGGCAAGTGCAAAGACCCGAGCGTCGGCGGCATTCTCTTTCGACAGCAGTATCCCGGTGCAGACCTGACCACGTACAGTCCGGCCCGAGCGAAGGAGTGGGGCAACGTCCTCTGCGGTGGCGGTCAGGCTGGGATGTCGCTCGCCAAGCTTGCCAATAAGAACACCGCAACCAACGTCGCCCTCGTACGAAATTTCGATGAGGCTGCGGCAAGTTTGGAAAGCGGATTTTGTGTGCCAGTGTGCAGCGGCGTTGGGTTCTCCTCGCAGCGTGATGCCGATGGATTCGCACCTCGAAGCGGCTCGTGGGCGCACTGCATGTGCTTCATCGGCGTGCGTTACGCAAAGAACGACGGCAAGCGTGACGGGCTGCTCTGTATCAATTCGTGGGGCGTATTCAACGCTGGCCCGAAGTGGCCGGCGGACCAGCCAGATGGCTCGTTCTGGGTGAGCCGCGAGACGGTTGACGCGATGCTCTCTGGTCAAGACTCGTTCAGCATCAGCGGCGTGAACTTCAAGTATCGAAACCTTGACCACGGCAACTGGCTCGCCCCTGCACCGCCCGAAACGCAGGCTCGCACGCCGTCGCCCGCTCGACTCATCGCTGACGTCTATCAACTCGGCTTCTAGGAGTTACCTATGTCGCTCGTCATGTGGCTCATCTTCGGTGCGATTGCCGGTGGCATCGCCAAGGCGATCATGCCAGGGCGCTGTCCAGAAGGCTGGGTGCCGACAATCGGACTCGGCATCGTCGGCTCGCTGGCTGGCGGCCTGCCGTTTGGCGACGCTCCAGCCGGTCTCATCGGCAGCGTCATCGGTGCCTGCGTCGTGATGTTCCTCTACTCGATCTGGAGCGTGGACCGATGAACCAGCGTGAAATACAGACAGCCGTCGTCGTCGCCCTGGTGGCCGTAATGCTGACGTGGTGGACAGCGACATCGGACCACTCGCCGCTCAAGCCGCATCAAGACCGCCCTGTACTGCGACTCATTCAGCGGCTCGCTCGCGTGGGCCTGTGGGTGATGTGGTGTGCCGAGCCGCCGCCAGCAGAACAGGCGTATGTCGTCCACGCTCGCGTCGATGCCGATGGAAACCGAGTCCTCAACCACGGGCAAGGGTGGTGAACCATGTGGCAATGGCTGCTCTCCGTACTGGCGGCTCTGTCCGCTGACCCTGCACAGATTGACCGTGAGGCTCCAAGAGCCTCGGCGGCGGTCTCGGCAGCGTATGCCACCACGGCACAGGAAAAGGCTCCACAACCGCAGCCAGAGCCACCTAAGCCGTCCTGCTGCACCGAGTGTGGCGGCAAGGGTTTCATCACCCACGGCGACGGGCACAGGACTGCCTGCCCGTGCCCAGCGTCGTGCAAGTGCAAACACCCGCCCGGCGCGTCGCTCACGCCTGTTGCACCGTCTCTGCCTGCGGGCGGGAGGTGACGGTGGGCGACGCGCCGGCTGGGATGCTGGCGCACTTGCGTGGCCAGCTCAGAGGAGAGATCGGACCTCGAGCCGTCATGGCCGGGCGTGCGTTTGATGAGTTCGTAGACGCCATCTGCCGCTGCTGGAACGCGGAACATTGGACGAAGCTGGCACGGACGCAGCCCGAGTCTCAGATGCTCGCCGTCATGGATGCCAAGGTCTTAATCGCTAAGGTAGGCGAGGACGTCGAAGCCATGTGGGGCGACTCGCCAGAGCTGCGGACGCTCTACGCTGACGTGGGCCACGAGGCTATTGAGGTGTTTGCTCGCCTCTGGTTTGAGTCAATGGCAAACCGTACGTGGATGCGTCAGGCATGCAAGGAAGCCCGACGAGCTTGACGCCTGTGCAACACTCACCGCATGGGCGAGGTACAGCGTTCGTTCGTCACCGATGAGGATCTGCCGCCAGCGAAGGGCAAGCGACGCCGTATGCCCGAGCGGCTGACGCCACCAATGCGGAAGTTCTTGACCAAGCTGGCGAGGATCGGCGCTCGCGTCACTTGGTGCATTGAGTTGCTCTACGATCCCAGCAAAGGCGGGCAAGGCGAACTGCGAGACCGTGCAAAGGCAGGTGACCACACGCTCGTGCTCGACACTGTCCGTGAGGTTGAGTACCGGGCGTCGCAGCTGGCCGAGGACATTGAGGCGTTCATGGTGCCGCCGGATAGGCTGCCATCTGAGCCGGGCAAGACAGCCAGGGTGGAAGCGATGGCGAAAAGGCAGGCGGCCAAGCTGCACATCTTCGACTAAGCGTATCGGGAAACGTACACATTTTGTGGTTTTTGTGCCACGTTTGGGGAACGTGTCACTTCACGTAACATGACGCTAAGTGCGATTAGGTGTGCAGTTGCCACCAGTTTTTTTGCAATAAATCTTGACACTCAGTCATCGAGCAAACCTGGCCGCTCCCTGAGCATCTCTCGGATCTCCTCTAGGTGCCGTCGTGTCTCCTCGCTCGGCTCGCCGTGCTTGAGGGTCGAGCGGCAGTGCTGGTCAACGGCCCAGATCACCGCCTTGGCGTCGCGGCCCTGCATGGCAGCGTTGAGTTCGACTTGCTCGTCTGGTAAGCGAAAGCGGAGGATGACGTGTGGCATGTTCTTGATTCGCGAATGTGGAACGTCCAATTGTGGCGTGGGCGTCAAGTGTGACAAAACCTCGGTCGTTGCAAATGAAAGCCGAGGTTTTGTCACAGGTGCGGCATTTCACGGTTATTGCGTGTCAGGCAATCTACCGGAAATGCCGTACCCTTTGACAGAGTTGGTCAAGGCGTCACGCCGCTGGCGGCTCGTGGGGTTTGTCGATGTCTGGCAAGTAGTCCAGATTGCTTTCTCGCCCGGTAATCTCCTCATCGTAATAATGGTTTTCGGCCATTTCTTCCGAGCTGTGACCAAGCTGTTTTTTGGCTGAAATTCCAGCACGTTTTAGATAACTCGCTGTGCTTTTTCTGATGGCATGGAAAGGCTTGTACGGCACTCCAGCGCACCGGCAGAGAACACGTAACGAGGCGTAACACGACAGCATTTCCCGATCATCAAGCCAAGCCCACACGCGCTCGCCAGGAGCCCCTTTCTGCGCCGCCAGCATCTTGGACAGCTGCGGTGTGATCGGGCGTGTAATCGTCTCCCTGTGCCCTTTTCGAGTGGCTGCGAGGAACGTCAGCGTGTTCCGCTCAAGATCCACTTCCGACCAGCGGATTTGCATGATCGCTCCAATGCGTTCGCCCGTTTGGAAAAGTGCTTGGATTTTGGTCGTCCAGTACCAGGCGGCTGGCTTGCCCGCTACAGCCCCTTTGCGTCGTCGGGCTGTCTCGACAAGCGTGGCAAGCTCCTCGGCCTTGTACGCCTTCGGGACGGGCTTTGGCACTCGCGGGCGGGCATAGTCTGGGAACTCCAGCAGTTCGCCGGTGCTCTTCTTCCAGCGTTTCTTAGCCAGCCAGCCCCACAGCGAGCGGATGTGGGCGGAATCTTTCGCCAGCGAGGCAGGGGAAATCAGCTTGAACCGACTGTGTTGCGTCACCTGACGCCACCGCAGGAACTTGCTCACAACCAAATCATCGAGGTCGTCCACTGTCGGCTCATGCCCGAGGAAATCTCGGAATCGGTCTAGGGTGCTCACGTACATCACGACGGTCCTGTCCGACAGATTTTTTAACGGTGCGACACGGTCAATCAACAGTTCTCGTAGGGTCATTTCTCGTCTCCTTTGGTAATTGGAGGCGATTGTAGGCGGTAGTGTACAGACGTTCAAGTCGGCGGCTTGTCCGCTGAAAACCCCGCACACTGATGGACAGCGTTTTGAACGCCACCCCATCCGCTAGAACAATCGCCCGGTTTTGGGTCGGTTGATAGTGTACAGCGTTTCCAGTGAACGGACCAAGGTTGACCGTGCGGTTGGTGATCGTGTGGTGAAATACAGCGGTCGAGCGATAGCGTAGGTTTGACACTACAGACGATATCGTTACATTGGCAGGATGGTAGCCTTGGCATCACCAGATAAAGAGTGGATCACAGTCGCCGAAGCGGTGAAGCTTTGCGGCTGCACGGAGGGCTACATCCGGCGTCTGCTCATCGCCGAGGACAAGCGACTGACCGGCTGGAAGGCTGGCGAGCGGGCTTGGCTGGTCAAGCGGGCTGACGTCGTGGCGCTCAAGGCCAGCCTGTCCACTCGATCCGTGGGCAGGCGAGACGAGAAACCGGCGGCACCAAAGCCCAGCCGGAAGCGGAAAACCCAGTAACTCTCGGGAAAAACCGCACCTAAAAAATCTTTTTCAAGACCTCTTGCATGAAGTAACGATAACGATACAATCAGGCCATGCGAGCAAATGAGACTCGCGGACAACGAACCGGAGACGAAGCGATGAACGCTGCAACACTCAAAGGGATTCGGATGATGGCTGACGAGATGGTCGCAGGCGGCTGCACGGTCAAGGCTGGCGACAAGATCTGCACCAAGGCTGGCGGCAGCTACGCAGTGCGATGCGTCGAGTGGAACCAGATTGTTGGCGAGTACGTTTTGACCGTCAGCCTCGACTGCCCGGTGCGCGGAATGGACAAGGCAAAGATTCGCCTGCCACTTAGCTGCTTTGCGGCCTGACCAACCACCACGCCCGCTGGCAACTGGGCCAGCGGGCAACGCGACCACGAGACACAAGGAACACGCCAATGCCAGTTCAATCAGAAAAGCGACGTTGCAGGCTTTGCGGCAAAGACTTCCGGGCCTACATGGTCGGCAAAAAGCCTGCCGCACAATTTTGCAGCCGCCAGTGCTACGCGAACGACCGCAAGCCGCAAAAAGCATCTGCCGCAAAGCCGCTGCGAGTGTCGGCGAACTGGGTCATGTACGCCCACCAGCCGCCTGCCGAAAGCGGCGTCAAGTCTTCCGTCGAACTTGTTGACCTGATCACGGAACGTGATTTCGTGCTGATCCCAGCCAGTCGGCCAGACCTTGCAGCAGAACTCGTCAGTTGCGCAGAGTTGTACACATGCTCATACAGCAGCGACCGTGACGACCGGATGCGTGGAATGCAGGCATCCCGCGTGATCGCCAGAGCCAAGAAATGGATGCAGGAAGTCTCGCAGTCCTGAGCACAAAACAAGGTGGGGCCACCCGGCCTGCCGACAGCTGCGAAACGGGTGGCA